CCAGACGGGGGTACAAATTTACGTGTAATTTTGTAATTTTATAAAAACTATATATAAATCAATGACTTGTATTTTTATGCTCTTTTTGCTAAGTGCTTGATTATATTATTTAATTACACTAGGCAGACAATGTCAACTTTCCTAAGTCATTGATTATATTATTTTAATACACACTGTCCAGTCCTGTTGTAATTTTATAAGGCAGGCGTGTAATTTTATAACACGCATAAACATGTAGCCACGAAGTTAACTTAGTTAATCCTTTCCTCCCTCACCCTCCATTTATATACGGTCATAATTCGGTGGGTCCGAATATGTCGCCACGAAATTGAGACGAAAAAAAAACCCCTAGTAAAAACTAGGGGTTAATTTAACTAAGTTAACTTAGTTATGACTGACTAGCTAAAAAGTCTTCTCTGATTTTATTGATATTGCTATCAATATACATGGCAAAATCAAGTTCATTTTTTGCTAGATTTTCCATGCTAGTTTTAAAATCTTTTATAAAGTTTTTAGCGTCTGCCTTTTCTAACTTCTCAGCATTTTTAATTCTTTTCTCTTCACGCTTAGCTAACTCTACAATTTTCCCTTGCGCTTTCAGTTCAGCGTCAGTCATTGCGTCAATTTTGGCACGTTGTTCTGATTTTTGTTCTGATTTTACGTTAGGGCTTTTTGGTTTTGTCAATTCATAAGATTTTTCTAGGCATGATGTAATATGCGCCCAGATATTCTTATCAAAACTCACTTCGTCCATGCCTGTAGCATCACAAACCCCTGCTTTGATAAGTCCATGAATATAGTTCCACGAAGTATAACTAGGGCTATCAGTCAACGCTAGGGCTACATTTTCAACCAATAACTTAACTAGGTTTCCTCTAGTTTCGTTATAAACATTGTCCATGCTTATAACTTCTAATTGATAACCGATAGCGTTGTCAATGTATTCTGATTGAGCCGTTGATAATTCTACAGCATCAATTACAGCACTATTTAAAGTTTTCTTTTTCATTTTGTTTAATCCTCATGTTATTTAAAAAAAGCGACAATCGTATAAGATTATTCGGTTGTCGCTATCAATTTATTTAATTGATAACCATCATTATACACGAATTCCTGACATTGTCAATTTTTTAACCCTACCCCTACCCTACCCCCCAATTTATATATAAGGTTCACGCAGGCGCACGTACATTGGAATGGCCATAAACGATATGATATTTGTATAAAATTGGAATAGCGGAACCCACCCCCTTGCTTTTAAAAAGGGTAATTCAAAAAAATATTTTGCAATTTTTTAAAAAAACGGGTTAGATTGCTTTAGGATCGAAGTTGTATAACTCGGAGTAGACGTTTTTGATACGGAGGAATTTCTCACCATGTAAATGGAAGTCATCATCACCCCGAACATATAGGGCTAGATGCACCATCTCATGGAGAAGGGTCTGAAATATAGTTGTGAAGTGCCCACATGCATTAGAACTTATTTGAATTTCCATTTCTTCTTCGTCAAAACAACCATAGATATCAGGATTCTTAATGACTTTGAACTTAACTTTGCATGACTTAGGCATAGGAAGGGTATTGAACGGCGCCATCTGACACGCCATGTTATAAAGGATCTCTAAATTCTTTTTTGTTAGAGTAGTTTTCAAAATGAAAAGAGAGTTACATAAAACCATGCTGTATTATTAGTAAAAGCAACATCAGCATATGCAGAATCAACCCATGAAGTTACCCACCATAGAGTTAGTCCAGCAATTGTTAAAGTAAAGAGGTCTTTCATAGGTTCATTATACTAAAAATATGCTTGATTAATATAACAAATTCATATATATTGGCCGCAATAGCTGCAAATAAATTTCTAGGATGTAAACAGCGACATTTTATGGCATTAAAAATCATACCAGACACTAATAAACCCCTGCCCGATGACTTTGAGGCAGAAGAACCTACGACTTTAGATGGAAAAATTAAGGTTGTAACCGCAACTGCTAAGGTTTTAGTAGAAGGAGGCGCAGAAATCCCTGTTTCCTCACAAGAAAAGCAAGAAGCTGCAGATATATTCAAACAATACACAGATCCTGAAGGTAAAAACACATTAAATGCTTCGGTTAATAAAGCATTAGCTACTCCAGCTACAGTTCAGCATTTGTTTTTGATGTTATCGGACTATGATCATCAAGTTGTACAAGAAGCCGTCCAGTTGAGACGGTTTGTTACAAATAAACTGATAGAAGATGCAGGATTATCAGATCCAAGACACAGATTAAAAGCATTAGAGCTACTAGGTAAGATAAGTGATGTAGGTTTATTCTCAGAGAAAACAGAAATTACTGTTAAGAACTTAAGCCCAGAAGATTTGCAAACACAAATTAAAAATAAACTGTTTAAAATTCTTGGTAAGACAGCAGCTATTGATACATCATTTGAAATTATCGATGCAATTAATGTAACAGAATCAAAAGAATAATATGCCTATAGATATATCAGGCATCACTGATGCTGACTTAGATACAGCGCTAGCTAATATAGGAGTATTGCCTCCGCATGAACAACAACAGTTACTTGCTGAATTAGATGAGTTAGAAAAAACTCAAGCATTAGAAAAAAGACAAGGAACATTTTTAGAATTTATTGATCATGTGTATCCAGGATATAAAGTAGGGAATCATCATAGAAGACTTGCAAAAATATTTGAAGCAATTGCCAATGGCGAAAAGAAAAGAGTTATTGTCAATATTGCGCCGCGACACGGGAAGTCTGAGCTTATCTCATATCTCGCGCCTGCTTGGTTTTTGGGAAAGTATCCTCATAAAAAAATTATTATGGCGTCTCATACCGCTGATCTTGCTGTTAACTTTGGTCGTCGTGTTCGTAACTTGGTTGGTAGCGATGCTTATAAGGATGTCTTTCCTGATGTAGAACTACAAGCAGATAGTAAGTCTGCAAGTAGATGGGGAACTAATCATAATGGAGAATACTTTGCTATTGGTGTTGGTGGTGCCCTCGCTGGTCGTGGGGCTGATTTGTTTATCATTGATGATCCACATTCCGAGCAAGACGCCAAGTTGGGAAGAGCGGATGTTTTTTTGCCTGCTTGGGAGTGGTTTCAGTCTGGTCCAATTCAACGTCTTATGCCTGGGGGCGCGATCATTGTTGTAATGACTAGGTGGTCTAAGCTAGACTTGACCGGCCAAATAGTTAACCAAATGATAAAACAAGACGGCGTTGACGATTGGGAAGTCGTTGAATTTCCAGCGATTATTGAAGACAAAGAAGGTAACGAAGCTTCACTTTGGCCTGAATTTTGGCCACTTGAAGAATTACAGGCAAAGAAGGCAGCACTAGATGTTCGGTATTGGAATGCTCAATACTTACAGAACCCAGTCTCAGAAGAAGGTGCCCTTATAAAACGCGAGTGGTGGAAGATATGGGAGGACGAAGTGCCACCAAGTTGTGAGTTTACCATCATGTCTCTTGATGCTGCACAAGAAGCTAATACAAGAGCGGATTATAATTCGTTAACTACGTGGGGTGTCTTTTTTAACGAAGAGACCAATAATTATAATATAATACTATTAAATGCTATTAAGGAAAGACTAGAGTTCCCTGAGTTAAAAGAGTTAGTCTTACGTGAGTATAAGGAATGGGAACCCGACGCACTCATAGTAGAAAAGAAATCTAACGGAGCCGCTCTCTATCAGGAGATGAGGAGGATGGGTATTCCGCTAGGGGAATTTACACCTGGAAAAGGTCAAGATAAGATTAGCCGCGTTAACTCCGTGGCAGATCTATTCAGATCTGGTATAGTGTGGGCTCCTGATAAACGTTGGGCTCACGAACTGATTGAGGAATGTAATGACTTCCCATCAGGTGCAAACGATGACCAAGTGGACTCAACCACTATGGCGTTAATGAGATTTAGACAAGGTGGGTTCATAAGATTACCTAATGATGAGCCTGAAGATATACCAGGGTTTAGAAGTTCTAGAAATAAGTTGTATTTAGTTTAAGGATAAACATATGGCAATAGAAAAAGGTTTAAGTCAAGCTCCTCAAGGATTACAAGAATTAGCTGCAGATCAAAGCGCACTTGCCATTGAGATTGAGAATCCAGATTCAGTTACATTAGATGATGGCAGCATGGAGATTACTATTACTCCAGGTAAAGAAGTTGATGATGAGTTTAATGCCAACTTAGCAGAAGATATGGATGATGGTCAGTTGACAGAGTTGTCAGGTGATTTAATTGGTGAGTTTGATGCAGATATTAATTCAAGAAAAGATTGGCTCACTACCTATGTAGATGGTCTAGAACTATTAGGTCTTAAAGTAGAAGATAGAACAGAACCATGGCCAGGTGCATGTAATGTGTACCATCCACTCATGACTGAAGCGTTAGT